ATGTCAGCCATAGAGAAGAAGCCTCCGGAGTGAGAAGTTAAGCGATGTTGGTGATTTTGAAATGCTTCCAGGCGGGGCCGTGATCGAGACCGATCTGACCGAAGATCTGATATTCCTCAGCCGCGCCGGATTTAGAGAGCGGCTCGCGGAAGAAGTTGCCCTTGTCCGGAACGTCCTGTTCAACGGGGCGAATGCAGGAGATATCCGCGCCGAGGAGGACGCCGGAGGGCATAAAGCGGTCGAGCAGAATGCGGACGGGGCCGAAATCGGTTTCAAGCGAGATAAGGTTCACGCCGCCGACGTTGCGGGACTCAGGGAGGTTAAAACCTGCTTGAGAGGCGTAGACAGCAGAGAGCTTCTGTTTAACGGCAGGACCGCAGATAAGGACCATATCGGTAAAATCAGCGCCAGCGTCGAAGGCGTTTTTGAATGCGGAATTAAGTACGGACTGAGTGAGCGCGGCATTCTGGCAATTAACGACAGTACCGGCGGCGGCGAGCATACCGCGGGTCTTGTTAGCCTGGGAGGAATTGCCTGCGAGCTGGTAAACGCCGTTAATGAAGGTATATTCAACATCGCGGGCGATTTTCTCAATAGCCCTTGCGGTCTGGAAATCCAATTCATTTGGGGCGCAGCTCTGGTCAAGCGAGGAAGTAACGCCGCTGAGTCTGCCGCCGCTGGACTGTTTGGCGTAGGTCACGGAGATTTTCTCATGAAATATCTGAGTAACGTTGGTATTCTGGGAGCGGACGTAGCTGACTGCGGTAGGCGCGGTAAGAGAAGCCGTCTCTGAGATAGCGGGCTGAGAAGCGGCGTCGAGGGTATACTCAACGCCGGTAGGGAACTGGAAGTTGTCGGTTTTCACAGCCTTGGACTGAATAAGGCTGAGGAAAGGTGTGACAGCGGGAGTAGAGGAATAGAGCTGACCTGCGAAATTAGGCAGATTAAAAACAGTGCCGGTAGCGTTAACATTTGCCATAAAAAAATCAAATCCTTTCATATCAATGCGGAATGCATATCAATGCGGAATGCGGAATTCGTAATTCGTAATTATTGCGGACGGCAATGCAATTCCTGAATGAAAACGCAGTTCCGAATTAAAAAAATAATTCCGCATTACGCATTCCGAATTCCGAATTAGAAATAATTCCGCATTCCGCATTCCGAATTCCGAATTAGAAATAATTCCGCATTCCGCATTCCGAATTCCGAATTAGAAATAATTCCGCATTCCGAATTACGAATTAAAATTTACCTAAGGAAAATGCCGTTAGAAGCAGCTTCAGAGATAATAGCGGCAGCGAGGGAATTGTTGCCGGAATCCCTTGCGTGAGCGAGCTGCGAGGCATAAACGGAGGCGTCGGAGGATTGGCGGGGGAAATTGCCCGTGCGACCGGTAGAACCGGAGGGGCGGGAAGCGAGATAGGGCTTGTCTTTAAGAAGTTCGGCGAGGGACTCGCGCACACCGTAAACGGAGCCGTCGTCGCCGACGCCGACAGCGGATTTGTCCATAAGGGCAAAAGCCGCGTCGGAATCGATAAGACCGAGCTGAGAGCCAGCGTTTCTGATTTCAGCGCGAATGAGCCTGTCGTCCGCGTCCCTGAGTTTTTTGTCAATGATCGCCTGCACATCGGCGGGAATGGAGGGTGACTGACGTTGGCTTCGCTGCCGAATAAGGCTTTCAAGCAATTCGGTGCTGAGGTTGTTCTGACGGGCGAAAGAATTGATAACGGAGCGTTCGGCTCGCTGTCTGCGTGAATCGAGCGCGGCAGCGAGCGAATCGGCGATTCTTTCAGCGTCAGCGTCGGAAATAGTCTGAATACCGGTGTTCTGAAGATTATCCATGATAGCATGTACTCCTTCCGTTTCGGCGCGGATAAAAAAAAGTGAGCGCCAGCCCGTCGGCAAAATATAATAGTATAGATGTAGAGTGGGACAATACATCGGGAAAAGTCAATGAAAAAAAAGCAACGGGAATCATTCCACGTCAGAGAGGGAAAATTCTTGAGCGATAGCGCGAAGCTCCGCGTCGGCGTCAGGAGCGACAGTCCATTTTTGGATATAGCTTTTGCGGCTGCGGAGGTGAGCGGCGACTTCCTGTCTGTCATTGGACATTTCGGTAAAATCGTCCTCAAGAATAGGATAAAGGTGTTCGATTTCGGCAAAGATACCGTCGGGAAAAACCCCGCCGAGATAAACGGCGCGCATTTTAAGCAAAGCGATAGCGAGCCATTTTAGAGCAGGTTCCCACGAAGCCCATTTTTCCTCGCATCTGGAGATAAGCTCCCAATAGAGAGCGCGCATACTCTTGCCGGACTGCATAAGACCCTTTAGCTGTTCGAGGGTGACGTTAGGAACGCTCATCAAGTCGAACATATCGTTTTTGGTACGGTTGATAGCGGCTTCAAAACGGTCAGAATAGCCGAAGCCGGATTCAAGCTTCTGGAGCTTTGCCTGTCTTGAAGCGCTGTCGCCCATAACGGCGGGGTCGGTCTGCAAATCGACGAGAGCGCCGGGAGAGAGACGGATATTGTCGAGAGATTCAGCCTTAGCGTCGGTAGCGACGGTCTGAGGGAACATATTGAATTTAAGAGCGTCCGCGTCGTCGGAATTAAGGTGATTGTAGGCGTTCTGGAGGTCGATAAGCTCTTCCACGTCGCTTTCGCCTTTAAGGTCGCCCGAAAGACCCTCGTTGACGATAACGAAGGCTGGAATGAAATCAAGACCGGTGTCAATATCCCCGCCGCCGCTGACAATGCGTCCGAAGCCGTCAAAAATGCCCTCATTGAGGAAGCAGCGACCGTCGCGCATAAAATACTTTTGTTTCCAGATGCGCTGCTTTTCGCGGAGGGACTCAGAATTGGTCTGATAGAAGAAGATGATTTTGTCGAGGGAATCGCAGTCGTCGTCGGCTGTAGAATAGACGAATTCAAAGGAGGGGCGGAATGTGACACGTGGCTCCCTGCCGGGAGCGCCGCTGATTTTAAGAGCGACGCGTCTGCCGATAAAGCAATCGCGTGCCGCCTGAATGAGCTTGTTTTTGAAGCGGGAATTTTCAAGAATACCGTCGAGAAGCGCCTGAGCGCGAGCGATGTCGTCAGGGTCAGCGAAGCGGGATCTGAGATTGATTTCAGGGGAACGCCCGAACATAAAACCGGCTTCACGCTTGATAAGCTTTTTAACGAGATTGACCTTTTTTCTTGTAGGCTTGTAATCCAGACCGGAAGCGACCTGCCAGTTCTGACCCCTGCCGTCGTAGAAGTCGTAAAGGCGGATAGTGCGGGAGATATCCTCAAGGATATCCTGCCCCCAAAGTCCGCCAAGCTCGGCGAGAATAAAATCTGTAGGCTTGACCGTCAAAAGAAATCACTCCTTCATCAAATATAATGTAATAAACTATCTTGTACCCCTGCTTTTGACAGAGGGACGGAGAGCGGGGTGTGAGACGAAATCGAAATAAACGCCGTAACGAAGGGCGTCGCAGCAGTGATCGTTTTCCTTGAGCGGACGGTCCTCGCCGCAGGAGGCGGCGTATTTGGAATCCCAGACATAAGAAGGAATTTCGCCGAGGGTATGGACGCATTCGGGCGAAAGGAGGAGCCTTTCCCTGACAAGCTGAGAAGAAACGACGGAAATGCCCTTAGCGACAGAATTTTTAGCGGGGATAACATTGGTGAAGCCGTCGTGTCTGAGGCGAGTGATGAAGGAGCTTGCGGAGGGGTCGATAATGATAGGGACGTCGCGTCTGCCGCCTGTAAAAGCGAGCATATCGGAGGAATACTGACCGTCGTCCTTCTGAGCGGGAACGCCGTTCTGGGAGCATCTGCCGTCGTGGAAATACTCGCGGTCAACGTAATGGGAGATATTGTCGCCTGTACCGGCGGCGAAGAAGTGGAGAAAAACGCATGGGTTGAACGTGCCGTAGTCAACAGCGACGAAATCCCTTTCGGGAGAGAAGGGGATATCCTCAGCGACGTTTTTTGAATCGTCAAACATGGAATAGATAACGCCGTCGGCGGCGGACCATTCGCCGAGAATGAATCGGCGGGCGAAAACGCCGGTGTACATACACCTGTACCTGTCGAGGGTTCTCTGAGAGAGGGTAAGGTTGTCCGTCATAAGGAAGTGGACGTAAAGGAGCCTGCGTTCGGAAGCCCTGTCGATCCAGCCGGTCTTGAACCAGTGATAAGGACCCTCAGGGTTGCAGTTGAACCACCACTTCGCGCCCTCGACGGAGCATCTTGCGGTTGCCTGATTGACGAAGGACTCAGGCATGAGGGCGACCTCGTCAAAAAGCACGCCCGCGAGGGTAATGCCTTGGATAAGGTCGCGTGAAGCCTCGTCCTTGCCGCCGAAGAGGTAGAAATAATTTTCCCTGCCGCGGTAGGAGACAGTGATAAGATTATCGGTGCGCCTGTCGGAGAAGGAATAGGGGAGAGAGGAGAGCATTTGTTCAAGGGGAGAGATAACATTGCGTCTGAGGGAGGTAACGGTTTTGCCGCAGAGAGCGAAATTTGCGCCGGAGAAATTCTGAGTAGCCCACATAACGAAGGAGAGCGACATACTGAGGGTTTTGCCGGAGCGGATAGCGCCGTCGGCGATAACGCCGTCGAAGTCGGCTGAGGAAGAGCCGTCGAGCCACCAGCCGAGGATTTTGAGTTGTTTGGGAGAGAAGGGAGCGAATCTGAATCCGCCCTTAATTTTGCTCAAAAGCGGTCACCCTCCTCCGAAGGAGCTGAATCAGAGAGAGCGGGGGAGCTTCTGAGCGCGTCGAAGAACTGCGACATAAACTGACCGCCGTCGTCGTCGTCAAGGAATTTGCGTCGTATTTCCTCAGTCTGAGCCTTAATTTTATCGAGTTGAGCTACGCCGGTTTTCCTGTCGATATCGGTTTCGTTGTCAGAGACGATCTGTCTTAGCTCCTGAATAAATTTA